TAGACATAGCCATCTGTGTTGGACCAACTGCTGACTATTCGGCCATAATTATATTCGTGATCAAGGTCGCTGAAATCAATCAATGGCTGACCATTGTCATCCAGGCCGTTCAGTTCAGAATCACCCAATTCGTTGAAGATGTTGGCCATCTTTCCAATGAAGATGATTTCATAGATCAACTGGTCCTTCTTCGCAGTTATCTGTCGCAACTGCAATGTGCCATCCATCACTTCAATGCCATCCGATATTATTCGCGCATTCGCCCTTTTGTTAGGATTGAAATTTGCCGCGATGTTGGCAGCAGATGAATCATAAAGGTTGCTGATGTTCACATCATAGATCTGTCCGAAGATTGCATCATTCCGCTGTGTTCCTGGACATTGGATTGTTTTGGAATATTCGGTTTTCCGTTGGTCAGGATGCCGGATGTCAGCAATCGCATAATTGAACGAAAAGTCAAATTGAAATATGTCAATTGGCCTACCTTCGACCAACACCTGCACGTCAGCCACGTTGTCTTCTGTTTGTTAGTGAATAGTTCAATTCGAATGTGTACTGCATCAGCTTGTCATTCAATGATGTCTTCTTCTGAATGCTGTTACCTGTGATGTTCATGGCAATCAATTCATTGTTCACTTCTCTGTAAACAACAGGTGATGTGAACAGGTCATTCATCCATGTGCTTTCAGCTTCGGTCAAATAATCTGTGTTGACTGTCAACTTCTCGGTCATCTGCACATCATAGTCAGTCTGGCCACGTGATGCCTTCGTGTAGTCATACGAATAGCCTGTAAACGTGTGATGCTGCTGATGATAGGATTCACGTTTCACATCTGTCTTCTCCATTGATTTCAGATTGAAGTTGAATGAATCGATGCCACCTAAACGATTCAACCAATGCAGACGAACATGTTCATATTTCGAACATTGTTGGTCAATGTTGAATGTGACCATTTCTGATTCCTGCACATTGGTGCTGTTCAGTAGCATGATAGTATAACTTTTGGCACCATTCAGAACAGTTGATGGTGTGCTGCCTGTCATCAATAATGGATCAATGTTTTCAATGTCATGTGGACCAATTGCAATGCGCCAATATTGGGAATCGTAATTGTTGGCAATTGGATATGGTGATGTTACGAATCCAGAAGACAGCAATGTGCCTTGGCCATCAACATCATCATATGCGTTGATCAAGAACTTGTTTGCACTCAACTTCTCGTTGACGATATAGTACAACCATGCTGACTGACCAGAGTCAATATTTCGGATGCTTGGCGCATCTGTCAGGAATCTCGTTGTTGTAGATGGTCCATTGACAATGAAATCATTCGGGTCGAAATCAATCCATTCAACAACATTCCGCACACCATTCCATACTGATTTCTGTTCGAAAATTGTCAACCCTACATTCTGATACCGGTCAGTTCCAGGATTGATATCTTCTTCATTGATGGTCAGGAAGTATTCAAAATGGCTGTTGTCATTCTGGAAGAACGCTTGATGGTCAGCAGCAGGAATACTTACGTCATGCGTCAACTGTGATTGCAATATTCTGGACACATCGAACCATGCGTTTTCTTGGAATGGTGAGCCTTGGAATATACCAACAGATGGATATACAACCAATGTTGCAATCGGTAAATCACCTGTGACGTACGGATATTTCAGAACATTGATTCTAAACCGTAACGTTGGTGTGTACTGTGTGCTACTGATAACGTATCTGTTATCATTGTAGGCCAATGAATAGTTTGCAGGTTCCTGTCTGCTTCCAATTGCAAAAACAATTAATGTTGCCATTATCCTTGTGATTCTATAAATTCCTTCAGTTGCTCCATCGTCAATGCCACATCATCGGCAATGGCTTCTTCAATTTCAGATGGCACCGCCCTGTTAATTGGTTCCGTGTATGGATCAATCCAATTCCTTGGTCTCATTCCGTAGTTGGCCAGATTCCGTGAAATGACAAATGCCAATCCACGGTGCTTGGATTCCGACCATTGTGCCGTGTCGGAATCTCCTTTGAATCCGCCTATCTTGTCACGGACAGTTGGAATCTTGAGCCATTCATAGATGTCGTTGTAATTGTCAGCGAATGTGAAGTTGTTCGGCCGCTTGCCTTGTGGCCTTGTTCCTTCATCCAGGTCAAGGCCATAGTCTTCCATCGTGATCTGCATCTGGTAGATGCCACCGAACACTTTAACCTTTGGCTGCTTTGGTAAGCTGACAGATGTCCCAAGCCTACCTGTGGCAACAAGATTGTTGTCCTTGATAGATTTTCCCAAAGCATTGGTGTATGCCTTACGGAATCCGTTCAATGTGTCTACCAACTTATCGAATGCCATTTTTCAGTCTTGCTTGCTGTTGAATACTTTGCTGCCTATCATGCGCCTGTTTTTCGCGATAGAAAGTAATGACGTTAAATAGTTCTCTGACCCGAAGATTGAAGAAATGTTCCCATTTGCTGTGATCATTGTTTGCGAGATTGTTGACCAGGTCGAGCCATCCAAATCTGCTTTCATACGTTTCAACTGCTTTTCCGCTTTCTTCAGATTGTCCTTCGCCATCAGAGCCAAATAGACCTGCATACTCTGAACGTAGTTCTTGTAACTTTCGAAAAAAAAAGCAGTCAACGGATAGACTACATCCATCTTGGCATCCTTCATATCAGCAGCAACTTCGCTGTGTTTCTCTGAATCATAGGTGCCATCCTTCCATCCGAACCATGTCTTCTTGGATGGAATACAGAACAAGGCCAGAATGTCGGCCATGTTGTCCATCACTTTATCTTGGTCCTTCATCAGATGCATCAATGTGATATATTGTCCACCGGTCAGCTTCTCCACATCTGATTCGATTCTGTACTTCTTACCATTTGCCATCATGTACTTCTGCAGCTTTCCTTCAACTGCTGATGACAGGAATGCCAATGACTTCATGATGTTGGTGTAGGATTTCAATGACAGCTTTCGCACATCCGCATCTGGCCATCCAGACATGATGCTGATGATGGCCACGTTCTTTTCATATTCATGCAGGTCATCGTGCTTCAATACATTCTGCAATGCTGCAAACTGCTCTACGGTCACTTCAGACCAACTACTTGGAAGTTCAATTTCGTTCATTCTCTTTTCTGATCTGTTCAATTTTTCTGATTGCCCAATTGACACCTTCATCACCGCCCCATGCAAGCCACATCAATCTTCCACATCCTTCACCAAGTTTGCGCTTGCTGTTCCTTTTGTGCCGGATAAACGCGGCCATCCGTTCAATTGTCTCCACGGAAATTGGTTCACGATTCGCCAATTGCCTTGCTCTGGCTTTACCAACAGGTGTTCCACATGATTTCCATCCATACTTTTCCGCATAACGCAATGCTGCCTTCGCATTCTCAGAAGCTGCTTGCGGATAATCATTGTAGGCTTCCTGCATCTTCCAAACACGGCCAAGTCTTTCCAGGATGTTCATCTGTTGTCTTTCAAGTAAATAGCAAAATGGTCAATCTGTATCTATGGCAAATCGCAGCAGCAGCAATCTGTCATAGTATGGCATGAATGCTCTGTTGCCTGGATTGCTCCGTAGAATTTTGACATGGCTGTCAATCATCTGTGGCACATTGGTCACAACTTCACACTTGCTGATTCGCACCTGCTCTGGAAAGGTCATGGCCTTCAGTTCCTTTTCAAGTCTGTTTAATGGAATCATCTGCTTCAATTTTGGGAATGACAGCCATTGGTATTGCCACCTTTGCGTTGTTGTTCGTGCAGCTAATTTTGTGAAATCCCACCTTATGGCAGATAGGACATTCCTGTGCATTCGTCAGCTTATCTGTTGACGAATCTGTTGATTTTGTCATCTTATCACCTGACTGCATAGGTACCGGTTGACATCGATTTGGACATAATGGAATAACGTGCTGCATCAATCGCATGATTGCTATGGTCCACAGGAATGTTCAAAGATGCACCTGTCTTATCTGTCTGCCAAACGTATCCACGTAATTCCTTGATCAGATTGGTCGATGATGATGTCACCATCAATGGCACCTGTTGCATCTGATTGATGCCATACATGATGCTGTCCTTTCCTTTTACTGCTCCACGGATTCTGTGGCCATACCTTCGAAGTTCGTCAATGCTCTTTGGTTCTGAAGAATCTGCAATGATTTCAATGCCTTTGAAACCATCCAAAACATTGCTGATATCCTTGTTGCTCATTCCTGTCGCATAGTGTATTTCATGCATCCACAGCTTGCCATCTGCTTGTCGAACTTCCACAATGGCCGTTGCATCATTGGTATATCCCCAATCCAATCCAATGCATCGCCATCGGTAATTGTCTGGCAGTTGGTTACATTGGTTCCAATTATCGAACACAACACCTTGCAATGCACCTATTCTTCCGAGACCATAGACATTCCACCAATTTTGCCAATATGATGAATGCTTTGCTTTTTCTTCCGCCTTCTCAATATCCTTCCGAATCGTGTCCGGCAGAGCTTCATTGTCTCTGAACGTCAATATCAGATGTTCAGAATCATCTTCTTGCAGCACTTCGGTGTGCGCCCAAAATTCCATTGTCGGATTGAAGTCTATGAATATCTCGTCTGATGTTCTGATGGCCAATTGATAGTAAGATTCAAATGGAATGTTGTTGGCCTCGTTGACATACAAGATGTTCCTTCTTGCTCCACGCAATCGTGCTTCCTGGTCAGCACTAAAAAATTCTATGTAGGAACCATTGGCAAATGTGTACGTAAGCAATGACCTGTTCCATCTGCTGTCATTGTATCTGCCTGTGATCTGCATGACCTTCAGAAAGTCCTTCATGGCACCACGTCTCAGATGTGGCACAGATTCGGACACAACGGAAATTTCAAGGCCATCAGTTCTGGCTGCTCTGTCAATCAATACAGGAAGAATGCCGAATGTTTTACCTGCAGATGTTCCACCTTGGATGACCTTCTTGCGTTTGGTCAGCTTGCGAATCTTGCGGATGGCCGTTGTATAGATGAAATCATTCATTCATCATCACCGAATAATGGCTGTTCACGGTGTGTCACTTCGTGCTTCTCGGTCAGGTTGTTCAATCGCTGCGTTATGCTTGTGTTGTAGATTCCGGTCATGCCACCTTCAATCTGGTCCTGTCGGATGCTTTTGCGTATGCGTGAACAGATGGCGGAAAATTCTTCATACGCCCCATTTTTGTTGCCGAAATAATCATCAAGAAAATGGTTCAATCCTTGGTTGGCCACATAGTTCTCAAAGCCTTCCATCGTCAATGGTTTCTGAAGTTCACGATGCACCGTTATTGCTTTCGGACCAATGAAATCCTTCACAGTTATCGGATTGTCCTTGGTGTGAGCAGCGTAGTCCAGGAACAGCTGCCACATCTTCTCCGGTGTTTCAATGTACTTCTTCTTGGCCATAATCTAAGATTGCTTTTTCTTCTTCCTTGGAACACGTTTTGGCGTTGGCTTGTTCTCTTCAGCGAATTTCAGCATAACTCTGGACATTGTCTGTGCAGAATTGCCACATGAGAAACACACACGTGCGTTGCCGTGAATGGCCTTGTATGTGTCTTCATAGGCTTTCACTTCAGTCTTGGTCAATCTTCCGCTGAACCTTCTGGCCGACATCATTTCAAGCTGTTCCTTTCGTTCAGTTATAAATAGCAAAATGTCCTTTTTGTCCATCAGTTGGCTTGATCAATTATTTGTTCACTTGCAGGTTCAACGCAGAATCCGCATGTCTGTTTATCCTGTTGTGCATCATCCCAACCTTGCAAGTAGGCATCTCTAAGTGGCTTCAATCTGTCAACGTCAAACTCTTCATGAATTGGAAACAACTCCAACGCCCTCGCCTCTGCTTGTTCTCTTGTTTTCATTTGTACGTGTCTTTGTAGTATCGTTTCGCTTCGTGTACGCTTCCGTTGGTGTAATAACCGCCTTCATAATGCGCCTCCTCAATCTGCTCCCGTTCCGTTTCGAGTTTCAACTTAGCCGCTTGAATAGCGTATTCCAACCCTTTCTGATATGCTTCAATTGGAACAGCTTTTTTCTGTTCTTCAAGTTGCTCAATCAGCAGTTGCATAGCTGTCTTTTTCATCCCTTGATTTTTAAAAGTTCGTTTTCGTTTTACGGTGTGCTATACCGCACTATTTCACTTTTTGTGATTCACTTTTTGCGTATCGCTATTTGCAAAGTGCGTTATGTCGCACTTATGGCATCCAAAAGATTCGAAACCTGTACAGAATCCGTTCAATTAACACAGAAATCAATGCTACCTGGACAGATGACCAGATAGTTTCAGTTGTTGCTAATCCAATAGCGTATCCAATCCACAACGACAGACACAGCGAACAATCGAATGGTTTAATGCTTGCCCATTCGTCAATGTTCAGCCATTTTTTAATGTAGGTCTGGATGCTTATCACTTCGGTCAGAAGTGATGCGATGACCGCTGCTGATGCAGCGTTGAAGAATAATTCCATAGTAATCTTCCTTTAGTTGGTCCAATGTTCTACGGACCGAGTTGCCAATTGATTTGAATGGAATGTCTACCTTTTTGGAAACTTTCCGATAACTTCCTTCCTGGAGCCATAACCGCAGCACTTCCTTGTCATACCAATGATAGCTGTCCAACAATGCTTCGATGATCATCATGTCATCTTCCTTATCCCAATCGTAACCATCGGCATCATCTGCAATGTCAGGAATCTCTGTGCTGTGTGCGAATAGGCCATGCTTTCGTGCGAATGTAGACCGAGGCGATGTTGCCATTGTCATCATGGTTCTAACTACGTAATACCGCAGATATCCGCCATCATTGACCTTGCTCCACTTTTCGTCATCCATTTCCAGAATGACAATTGCAGCTTCCTGGATAAGGTCATCAGCATGACCGTGACAGATACGAACTGCAAGTTCACGCAGTTCATCATCTGCCAACAGGTCAATTGCTGCTTGTTGCTTAGAAAGGCAGGTCATCATTTCCGATGGCTGCGGACTTTGCTTTCGATTTGGCCACAACCTTTTCTTTAACGCTTCCTTCTTTGTTTGGTTTCCATGTGTCCACAGAAATTGCTACATCATTGCCATAGTCATCAAGTTGATCACGCAGGTTGATGTTCACCTTAACATACTTCTTGCCTTGGTATTCAAAGGTGTGTTCAGCAGGAATCTTGTCCAGACAGATGGATGCAGTCAACCATGTGTCACCTTTCTTCTGGCCATTGCCACAGTAGATTGTTTTTTCTTCACTCATTGTGTTGATTATTGATTTCTACAAATATACGATTTTCAGAATAATCTTTGTTGCGCTTGGTGCTGTTTCAATCTTTTGGTTGCTGCGTCAAAGTAGTCTTTGTCAAGTTCGCAAGCTGTCAAGTCAAAACCAAGATTGTGACAGGCAATGGCGATTGAACCGCTTCCCAAATGCGTGTCGAGTATCTTGTCTCCTTCTTTTGCGTAGTTCATCAACAGCCATTCATAAAGTTTTACAGGTTTTTCTGTTGGGTGTATTCTTGGCGTTCCGTTGTTAGCGTTTGCACCAACCCAACTAACCTTATACTTTCTTAACGCCCTATTAAAACTTGTGTATGCTAATTCACCATCACTAAAATCGTTTGCACCTGTACCTTTATCCCAAAAAACCCAACCCATACTTGGCGGTAAAAATGTAGTCATATAATTAGCACCCCAAACTATTTGATTTGTGCTTACCCTAAGCAATTCCCTAAAATAATCAGCATTTGGTATATTGCTATCCCAATCTGTTGTGCCTCTGTTAATTTTTTTCTTACCGTTTCCAAGTGTCATTTTTGTTACATCAATCCCATAAGGCGGGGCTACAATAGCTAAGTCGTACGCATTATCAGGCATGTCTTTCATCGCCTCCATGCAGTCCATGTTTCTTATCTGAATACCCATCAAACAATACCATTTGAACGGAACCATCTGGTCACAGTTTGTTCATAACGGTTATCATCCTGCATCAATGCAAATCTACCTTGTGGCTTTTCGTTCGGCAATGCCTTCACTTCATTCCTTTCAAGTAGATATTGATACAACAGTCCCCACATTGGAAATTCTGGTAATCTGCCATGTTCCTGGATGTAGTTGATGGTCCAATGATACATGAATGGTGCATCAATAGGATCACTTGCTGCTTCCAATTGTTTAGGTTGAAATTTTGGCTGTGATGCTTTGGTTCGTTCAGTTTGCTGAAATGCTCGCAGAACTTCGCCAACTACCTTTGGTGACAATTGCTGACCATAGGTTGACAATGTCAATGGTTTGTTGTTCAAAGATAGACTGCCAGATGCAGCCTTCTGAAATGCTGTGACCAATTTAAAGTCATCAATGTGCGGAAATTCAGCATCAACGAATCTTGCAATGATGTCCATCAGCATCTGACCGTCTGGTGATCTATCGAATTGTTTGCAGCCGACCAATAAAGGCAATTTGTGAATTGTTGCTTGTTGAATCATTGCAATTGATTTTTCTCGTTCAATGATCTGCCTTCGTTCATTTCTCCGATTTGATAAGGAACACCCATTCCTTCAAAGAATTGTGATGTCCTTCCACCCAAATCACGGACCATCTGAAATTCCAATTTTGCGGAATCAATTATTTCCTTGCTGACATCTGCAATACTCTTGGCTGTTGCGTTGTCCATATCACCATCGTGCAGTTTTTCCAATGCCAGGAATAGGTGATTTCTCAAATCATTCATTTTGTTTTTCGCCATCTCTCGTCTGTTTTTTTAGCTTGGTTAATATACGAATTGTTGTTTTTATTTCTTCTGGATAGTTGTGGATTGTGTTCCTTTTCATGTTGTCAGCCTTGCTGATACATTCTAAGTTGTCAATTGAATAATTAAATGGATTTCCATCTTTGACTGCAATGCAGTAACCTTTTGGAATATCGCCATTGTGCTGCTGCCAAACATGGTTTTTCATTTCCACCCATTTGCCCAATGACACACGTATCCACGGACGCTTGGTTCCGTTCTTATCTGTCCTGGTCCGAATAATTCCATCATGCAATGTATTATGTGGCAATTGTCCTTTCTTGAACATTGTCCTTTTCGCCTTCTGGTAAACTGATGAAGACATCTTCTTCCCCTTATTCCATGATCGCTGACCTTTCTGAAATCTTGTTGCCTTTCCAAGGTCTGCATCCATCACATGCACATGGTCCTTCAGATATTGAGCTGATTTTTTCAAGTTGAGTTTATCAGCCATTCCATAAACTGATGACCTGGACCTGTTCAGCATCTTGCAGATGTCATCAGTCTTGGTGTTTGCATACAATTCCACCATTGTCTGCATCTCTTCTTCTGTCCATATCCGCTTCATCCGTTCAGCTTTGGTTGTTCAACTTCGAAGTCAAACTTGAATCCATTGACATCGTCACCTTTCTCCTTGGCCCGTTTTATCCAGGACAGTACCGCTGCCTTCCAATTGGCCATCGGAACCTGCCCCACCATCCAACCTTTGCTTTCGTAGTAATACCAGAACTTGTCAGCTTCTTCCTGGTTCCTGCATCCGCAATGATACATCCATTCTCTTACCTGATCAATTGATGGTGCGCCAACAACATTGACATTCTCATTATCATTACCATTTACATTTACATTACCATTTACATTAGGTTTTTCACTTGTATAACCTAAGTCTGTCAATGGTTTGTGTTTGGTTTCGGTTTGGTTTTGGTTAGGTTTTACTTTGGTTTTGGTTAGGTTTTGTTTAGGTTTCGGTTTGGTTTTTTTTGAACTTGGACGGCCACCTTTTTGGCCATTGTTGAATCTGGCAATATTTGCATCCAATTGTGGCTTGATCAGCCGAAATGCCAACTTTGGTGTGCCTTCCAATGATGGTTCCACGAAGTTTAAAGCATAGTCACAAATGGCATCATACATGGCACATTTCTCCTCTGGACACAGGTCTTCAGCAGCTTCGAAGAATGACCTGTAAAATATAAAACTGTCTCTCATTTTATGATGAATTTATTGCCTTGCTTATAGAATCGGAATCCAAGGGAACGCAGGATCTCTGTCAGTTCGGCAACTGTATACTTGTCTTCAAAAAACAGTTCATTGTCAATTCGCTTGATGTTGTGAATGATGGATGCATGGTTCATGAATGACATTTCTGCTATACGTGTGATGGATAAACCTGTCTCCATTTCTGGTTGTCGCAATAACCAGAAGACAACTGCCCTGGCCTTCACGATGTGCGCCCTCCTATCTTTGCTGTATAACGAATTTCTCGTAACTCCGTAGTAATGCAGCACAGCATTGGTGATGTTCTCCACATTCACGGCCTGTCCGTTGACTATTGGCGCATTGATGACCTGATCAGTCAATTCTTGCCGGTAAACTTCCACCAACTTCTCAATACTTTGCTTTTCTATTTCTGATAATTCTGTCTTCACTTCTCTGTTTTTTAAAGGTTAATTCTCTCAATAATGTCCAGCCAATCTTCAAACTTCATTGCCACATAATCTGGCTGATGGTTCTTGGTGAACACAACAACAGGTGTGCGGCCATCAATGGCCGCATCATCCTGTGATTGTTTCAACGCTGACCAAATGTTCAGCTTTTCCTGGTTCTTGCATTCAAAGCTGAACTGTGCCAATGGTCCATCAAGGTCAATGATGTCACCTTTGATTGTCATACCGCCTGACATTGGTGTTCTTCGGACATTGGTGCCGAATCGTTCATTCAGTAGCTTTGCAACTTTGCGCTCAAATCGTTTGCCCTTGTCGTTAGCATTCACCATCTCTTCAAGTCTTTACGGTCAACGAACCAGACAGGACCATTTCCAAGGTCTTTCTTGCCTGCTTTTTCAATCATTTCCTTAGTTGCATAGCCGACAAGGTCAACTGTATTACCATCAACTATGGCCAGAACATAAACATCATGCATCAGCTTTGGAACAACCAAATTGCCATCAGTTCGGTCAGTTGCCTTGATGTCAATTGTCGCGCCATTGCTGCTGATGAAATCGAACGAATCCTTTTCCAAGTTGCTGATGATATCCATGTGCAGATTGAATTGCTTGCTGAACGCGTATTCAGCTGTGAATCCAAGTCTGCTTGCCTTCCGTTTGTCAATGATGGTTGAATCGGTGCCACAGCCTTGCCAGAATCGCATGGATGCGATCATGTCACACATTGCTAATTCTCTCGGTGATAGTGTGATATTCATGGCTTCAAGATTTGGTCTAAATAATCCTTCGCCAACGCCAACCTTTCAACCAATTTCTGCTGCATTTCAACATCTGCAGGAACATTGATGATGACCATTCTGAATGCTTCATTATCAATCCTTGGATCAAAACTAATGAAGTCACATGATGTGGCACCTGTGGCCAACATACAACCCTGCATCTGCCACAGATACTTCTTGTCAATGTCCTGGTTGATGACATTCTTCAGATGATTGGCCGTATTAAAAGGACACTTGATTTCAATCAACTTGTCGTTGCCAACAACTTTGCCATCTGGAGAGCCTCCGGAATAGTCTGAAATCTCGCAGAACCCAAGTTCTTCAACTTCGCATCCTGTCCGCTTTTCGTATTCTGCTTTGGCCACGGATTCGTATTCATTGCCGTGATCTAATGCGGCACCAAATATCTGCACTCGTTGGCCTGTCAGCTTTTCCGCTGCCACTTCCATGATGTAGCTGATGGCTGTTTGCCCAAAGATGTCTGACTTTGAACGTCCAGATGTCATCAGATCACCAAAACGTGATGCTGTGAACTTGCCCAATCTTTGCGCGAACCATTCTTCAGTTCTCTGCAATTCGTTGTTTTCTTCGAAGATGTCCATGATTACTTGGTTTTGTTTGGTGAGAAATCATCACTTTCATCCTGTCCATAGACGTTGTGCTGATAGAATCCGGACAGCTTCAAACATACACGTGACAGCGAACGCTTTTCGGCCATTGCTACAGGATATTTTTGCCGTGTGTTATCTGGTGCCGATTCTCCGTATGTTTCAACGGTTATGGTGTGACCATCTGGTCCTGCCATTTCACCGATAGCCTTAATGACCACGTGCTTGCAATCATCAGTCATGTGTACCATTTCATAACGGACACGGATGCCACGGTGTTGCTGTATGCGCTCAATGCCTTGCCTTGTAATGATAACAAAACCTTGTGGCGATTTGAAGAAATGGTCAGCCGTTAGGCCATTCTCCGCGGCCAACTTTTTCATTGTTTCTCTCTCTGTTGTTTTCATGAGAATATTGATTATTGATTAGTGATTTCGGATTTTGTCTTCAACGTAAGCATTGCATACTCTGAAGTAAATGCCATCCAATAGAATGGCAATGTGTCTGTTGGTGTATGAACACCTTCGTGATGGTCATAGCTTGGATCCCACATGGCCAACCATCTGGTCACTTCTCCAAGGATGTGACGTTCAACGACCATCTGACTGTCTGCGTAGATCAGCACATTGACCTTTCCCATCTGGTCAATAGCGTCAATACGTGTGATGATGTCCAGGACGATCATCTTTGCTTCATCAGACAGGTAAGTTGTATCTGCCGTGTAGCATTCAATTAACGATGTGTTTTTCATCTTCTCTGTGATTTTATGGTGATTACTTATTGATTACATCTTCGTGCCAAGCATCATCATCGCCACATGATTCGCAAACGCCAACCAATGCAACTTGTTCGTGATGCTCTGAATAACCAACAACTGCCTGTGTCTGGCCGCATTCACATCTGCATTGTGAATTGTCGTTGATTAATTGAAATCCATGCTCCTTCAAAATGAAGATAGCCTGTTCTTCTGTGCTTACGCAGTTTACTATTCTTGCCATTTCTCTGTGTTTTTAAGATTATGGTGTAAATGTATAAAAACACGTTAATAACTTCCAAACAAAAGCACAGGAAATTTCACACGTTAACGCTAACGCGCTGATAATCAACCCAATAATTTTAACGACTAATTAACAGACATCCATGTCTGGTCATCATCTGACTGTCTGCTGACTATCTGAAGATACATTTCTTCTGTATTGACCAAGGTGTTGTGATAAGCAGACATTTCATCTTGAATGGCCTTGTTCCTTTCGCTGATTTTCCACAGAACATAAGCTGTGACCATGAGCCAGAAGATGACAATGAACAGCAGGACCATTGCAATGATCAGCAGATTGATTATGATCTGCATCATCTTACTTTGCCCTTGATGATTCGCAGGTTGTCAACTTCGAAATCACCATTGTCATCAACACGAATGATTGAAAAACCATGATTCCATTTGTTTACCGGCATGTAACCTGGATGCAATTCACACAGGCATCCTGTTGACCATGTTGTCACAACCTTGCCATCCAGATTGCTTTCTGAATGTTCTGATGTTTGATGATTATGACCACAGATAACGCTTGCCTTTGCTCTCATGTAGTAGCCACGTGCAGGATTAACCGGTGAAAATACCGACCTTCCAAATTCGTGTCCATGCATGATGGACAGCTTGCCTGCTTTTATGATTCGCTTGTCTTGAATCAATTCACATCCAAGTTCACCGAATCGTAGCAGTTGGTCCATTGTGAAATCTGATGTCCCAATCAATTCCGGTGCCTTGGTTCGAAGATACGCTTCATATCTTTCTTCATGGTTTCCCAATTTGAAATAGAACGGAACACCATCAAATTCCTTCCGGAACACCTTCAGCAGTTGCCGTGTTGCTTCCAATTCTTCAGCGAATGACCTTTTTCTTGGGTCACGTTCGTATCTGCTCAATGCATAGCAATCCACCGTGTCACCATTGAACACAATCGCATTCACCTTTTCTTGCTTGCCATATTCAATTGCTTTGGTAATGGCATCGATGTTGTGATATGGCACATGAATGTCTGACAGCAGCAGGATTCTTGTGGCAGCTTTCGGTAATACGAATGGTTCCCATTCTGATTCGTCACTTTCTGGAAGACCAAATGGATTGGCAATTCCCAATGCTTTCGCTTGTTGTGCTTTCTCGTCTGTCATGTGTTCCTTGTTCTTGATTCGCGCCCTGTCTGAATCACCTTTTTGACCGCGATAATAACGGATGATGGTTCTGACATTCTCCACATCGATAAATGCCGATTTGTTCCTTTTGTATATCAGCCTGGCCAATGATAATGATGGCAGATGTGACCAATGTTTTAGGTATTCTTGGACTATTTCGCCCTTTATACTTGACCTGTTCATTGATGTTGCGCCATTATACGTTCCCTATAGAACTTTGGGTCGATTTCGCGAATCTTCACAGCCAATTCCATCCATTGCCTTTTCGCTTCTGCCCTTTCTTCCTTGGTGCTTTCAATACCTAAGTTGCATTGTATCAACGCATTTTGATGAAGAAGTTCATCTATCTGCTTGCGGATGTCTGCATCCGTGTGATAGTAATAGTTTCCACTCATCTCTGCCATAATTTACGGCCAACGGTAATGCCAACATAATGATCACCATTGAACTTGTAATTTGCCGTAAGATACAACTTTCGGATGTCACCGTGAATGCCGACACCAAACAATGGTGTTGCTTTTTCGCTGAAATCAGTCTGTGCTTCGATGGATGCATGAAGTCCAATGCTGTACATTGGTGCCTTCTGGACATTTGATGTGTATGTGAATGCTGCTTCTTCAGTTACATTCTGATAATTGAACCAAGTTGCTTGCAAGTTGCCATCTGCCAATGTGATGGTTGTGTCATAGCAATTCACTTCTGTCAGCCATGCTTGAATGATTTTGACTGTGTCAACTTTCAACACTTCACGTTCATGGATGATGGTGTTGGTGATCGTATCTGTGACAGTTACACGTTCCACAAATCGAACTGTGTCGGTTTTCCATCGGTCAACGTATTCGGTGCGATAGATTGGCTTTTCAATTTCAATTGTCTCTGTGATGACCTTGGCACCTGTTCCACAGCCTTTCCATGCTACAAGTACACCCAAAAGGAAACAAACCAAATATGGGAAGTGTGTTTTAAAAAGATGGATTTGTAGGTCGGTCATTTTAGTAACTCCAAATTGTTGGTCTTACGAACCCTTCGTGACCATTTGGTATTGTGTCCAGGTGGATGAAACGTCCAGAACCCTTCTGCTGTATGCCTATTCCTGTGAATCCGATTTCAAGAGCAATCTTCAGTAATTCGTATGCATCTCCTCTATCAACTCTGACATCAGCTGCCATTCCAGAGTAGTGCGCTCCTGGTCTTTTCTTTTTAGCCTCTATTGGATGTGTCTTATCTCTAAACCCAGAGCTTATTGACATTGGCTTTCCGTAAGCATTTCTAAGTTCTTGCAACTTCTGCATGAACTCGGGCTTCATTTCATTCTTACGTGTGTGCTTGCAGTCAAACTCTTCCTTGCTGAAGTTTGGGTAATCATTCCAATTCATATATGTCTTTCTTTTTAGTCTCTTTGCTTATCAATTGCATCGTCATCCATTGACACCTTGATGCTATCCGATTGTTGGAACATTTGCAGGACACAGATATGGTGCAGGTTCAAAACCTTCAAACTTCTTGATCACTTCCGCTGCTTGGTTTGCTGCGCTTTTTCTTGTTGTTTTCTTTTCTTTTTCCATTGCAATGTCCATCTAAACATTCGCATCTGATTGGCCGCCATGCACACCATTCACCTACATCTTGCAACGGTTCTCTTTAAGTTCTGAACGCATTTCAGTCAACGCCTTCGTGTTCTCCGCAATCACATCGCTGAACTTGTCAACGTGTTGGTTGTTAGCGTCCTGCCATTCCTTCCGTTCTTCTCGGTGGATGTCGGTCAGCTTGTTCAGGTAGTACACCAACACCGCAAGAAATATTCCTGCAATGCCGTAGTTGGCAAGTGATTCTAAAATTGCGTCCATACGTTATGGTTCTTCAACTATTATACATCTGCTCAGTTCTTCCTGTGAAAGCCCATCACCATCAAGCACATCTAAACACCATTGTCCGTTGTACTCAATAGGGTTTGACCACCAATAGATGGTAGGCGGCTGGCATCCACGTTTGAACGCCTCAAACCTGTTGCGTTCGTCTGCTTGTTCTTTTGTTTCGAATGGTAGTAGCATCATGGTAGTAAACTTGGTGTAAAGTTGCTGTCAATGTTGGCTTCGATTGCTGCGCGGTCTGCGGTCTTATCGGTTGGGTATGTTACGATACACGCTATCTTCCCCTTCATGTAAGAAGATGTAGGCGCATCTGCTCTTGTTCCAACTCGCGTGACCACAGGGTCATTTATCGTTCCAGAAGTAATTAAAGCACCATCAACATATATACCTGTGTCCGCCAAAAAAGATGCAAAATGTGGGTTAAGATCTTCAATAGTCGTTACGACACCTGTGACTGAATCACTCATGCCAATTCCCGTAACACCTGAAAACGTGCCACCCCAGTAGCAACCTTGATTATTACCGCCTAATACGTAGCTAATTGAACTATACGCATCATTTTTAGCAACGATGAAAACGGAATTTACCGTCAATGAAGTGCTAATGATATAATCGCCAGAAGTGCCGACCATTGCAGTAGCATTATTAAGGTCAACCATAGCACCACCAATAATTATACGATGCTGATTAGCCGCATTAGCTGCCGTAAATGTTACACCTGCCGTATCTTGTGAATAACCTGTTACAAGGTAGCCGTCATCTGTTGTTATCCAATCACCTAAAGTAGTGCCACTACCATCTTCGCTCGAAAGGCTTAAAACATTATTCGAATCGAAAAAGAATGATTTCTGTAGGTTATCGCTTGACCTTCTTATCAATGCTGCCGCACCCGTGTATCCTCCACGTAATCGGAAAAATGAAAATGCAAAGTTTGCTCCCGTTCCTTCGGCTGTGTCAAGCAGGAATGAACTTGAAAGAGAAATGTCAACAGTGCCAAATGACGTTACATCTGGTGTTCCATTCTCAACTCCAAGAACATAAATAGCGTAATTGCCAACTTCAATCGAAGGAATTGTCCAATTAAAGCTGTTCGATGCCTGTTCTGCAACGAAAACAAGTTCGTTCGTTGTGTCATCATACGCAAAGAACAGATAACTGTCAGGCGTGAAACCGCTTGCAGTTCCTGTTATTGTAATCGTATCGCCTATGCTTGGTGATGCATCTGAAACGACAACGGAAACAGAACCGCCTCCTGCTCCTCCGCCTCCACTTGGTCTTGTTAGAATTGATGGCATAGCTTACTGATTGTAAATGATAACGCTTCCACTTGACATGGTGATGGCTGTGATGGCATCACTTGCAGGCACCACAATGTATGCGCCTGCCTTTACTGTCGCGCCGGTCAATCCAAAGTCTGCAAGGGCATCAACGCCACTAACTTCAAAAGTAGTGAACACCGTGTCTTCCTGCACTATGATTGAATAGCCTTTCAGCGATGTGAATGCGCCTGTGCCGGTCAGCAATTTGCATCCTCGTGTTCCGATTAATTTCTGTGATTCGGTCATTTTTTAAATTTTAGCTTGTTGGTATCTGGCAACGATCATAGGCAAATGGCTGTGTAATTGACAGCACACATGAATGTCCGCTAACCTTGTCTGTGAATCTTTCTGTGAATGGTTCGAACTGAACCGATGTTTGGATGCTCAACTGTTCCGAGTGCAACTGTCTGAAGTAGGCCACGAAATCCATCAGAATCAATATCGTGTCTGACATAACTTCGTGTTCATTCTCTTCACCTGGAAGTACACGGTCCATGCAAATCAGTCTGATGTCATAGGTCAATGTCCTTTCAGTAACAGATGCACCTTGTTCAATCGCCCACAGAACAACGTAGTCCAATTCTTCTGGCTGAAGTTCCCACACATCACCTTGGCCGTACTGCCTTATTTGCAGATGGCTGTTGGCCTGTGCTTCGATCATTTCGAATATGTTGTTCAGAGTATACAAACTTCTTCAGCTTTTCTAAATTCTTTTTGTTGATTCCTTTCGCCATCAGTAATCTATGTAACCATCTCTGTATTTATCCTGCAAACTTCTGACCTTGTACCTGTTCCCAAGGAAGATGCCTGTGCTGTAGACATCCTTCTCTGGAAGAATAACGTCCAGACCAGAATCTGGTGATTGATATGCCGGATAGTCTGATGCATTTTCGCACAGGAATCGCACCAACCTTTCCGTGTACCATTCAGCTTTGTCCCTGTACTTCTGACTGATGAAGTTGATTTCATCCAACGATGATGTGCTTGCATTCTCTGAAGACTGCTGCATCAAGCCTTTATTCAAGAACTTATATGAAATGGCTGTTGGTGCCTCAGATTCAATCCAATATCTAAGACATGGCTGAATGTAGTCATCCAACAATGTCTGATTTGCAACAGTCAATGTGCTGTTGATGATCTGTGTCTTGATTTCATCGTACAATGTACTGCCTAATTTTGGCTGCACA